TCATCTTCTCTAAATCCTAAAATATAAAGGTGAATAATTCCAATTTTTTCTAATTCGGAAACAATTGATCTCTGAAGTCTTTGAATTGTTCTTGCAAACCTAATGTCTTTTTGAGCTAAAGTTGTTTTATCTTCTTCTGATCCTTCCCCTCTTGAAAGATAAGACTGTGGGACTTTTAAGGCAGCAAATAGTTTATCTCTAAGATATTTTACATCGTCAATATCACCAGTATACGTGCCGCCTGGCAAGGACTCAACCCTGCTAGCTTGACCTGCTCTTGTTGGGATAAAGTAATCTTCGTCTATAGAAAGAGGATTGTATCTCAAATCAACGCGACCAGTATCCGGATCGACAACCTGGTGTCTCTTCATTTGAGTCATAATCTTTTGCATATATTGTTCGACATCTTGTGGAGGAATATTGCCGACCTCAATATAGAAAACTCTACGCTCTGGAGAGCGGACAATACGATACGCCATCATAGCATCTTCTAAAAGAGTTAATTGCCTCCAAATTCTTCTTGCTGGCTCCAAGACTGAAGAACCGTATGGAGAATATTTATCATTTCCCAAAATTCTAAAATGAGCAATTTGCCAATTTTCAAATGTCATCCCACCTGAATTCCACTGAAATTGTACATAGTTTGGATTTGTTTTGTCTTCTCCCTCTAAACGTTCGACTTCGTTAGGCGGAAGTCCAATCGCATGACGGACGCCATAGGTTTCGTCAACATCAAGGTACAAGAAAAAATCTCCGTACTTACACATTGTAC